ACTCCACATCAATGAACTTCACCGGGTAAGTATTCCCGGTCTCGTTGCCTTCCTCATCGTAGACGGGAATCTCTTCGAAATGCTCACCAATGCGCTCGTACTTGAAGTCACAGCCGTACTTCAGGCACTTTTTGCGAATGCGCTTGATCTTGTTTTCCAGACTCTCAATGTTCTGCTCAGGAATCTTGAACTCCACATTTACACCCCCTTGCATCATTATATTACCATAAAGCAAAGGATTTTGCAATTGACCGAACACAGTATTCACATATTATTTACATTTGTCATCCCCAAAGACAACAAAAAAGCCCGCCCCGGAAAACCGGAACGGGCCAAGTATATACGTCAGCGTCATTGTACGAGATGAGGAAAATCTCAAACGCTAACGTGCAAAACAGGCTGGAGGTCTACCTGTTGTTGCCGACAAATTCAGTTTTAAAAGATAATAATCCCGGATTTTGACATTCAAAGCCCGATTTTCGCAGAAAAATCGCAAAAACGCGCTTTATAATCCTTAAATTCGCTGATCAAAGAAAAAAGCCCTTCGACTACAAAGCCGAAGGGCGGTTGATGCACTTTGGGATTAGGCTTCTCCGTTTGTTTCATCAGTTTTGGGTTCCACGGTGGGAACAGCGTTGTTTTCCTCTTCCTTTTTCTTCTCATCCATCTTCTTTGCCCGTTCAAGGGCGTACTGCTTCATGTTGTCAAAGACTTCCTGAGCAAGCTCTTCCAGACGTTCCTCTGTGAAAACGCTCTTCAGAGGGACCGGGACAAGGGCTATGAGCTGTCTGACCACAAAGGCCATCTTCTCACTGCCCAGAAGCCCGGTTGCTTCAATTTCGGCGATAAACTGACTCGCCGCCTCAAAGACGCTTCCTCTTGTCTTGAAATACATCCTCGCGCCAAAAACAGCCGCGCAGAGGACGGCAAGAACAAGATTCACAATCATCGACTTATCCATTGTTTTCTCCCTTCTCTTTTGAATTGTACAAAATAAGAACCTGACCGGGCCGAACTACCAGCCCGGTCAAATTATTCCACCTTTGAATGTCCTTATATCTGTTTGGGTCCCCCAGACGGTCACGAGCTATCCCCCATAATGTATCTGTGCTTCTAACAGTGTACACGCGCTTATCCATCATTACCTTCACTTTCGATAACCGTCAGGAAGTTTGTGCTTATCGGAATGCGCATCGTGTACTTTCCGGTCACATCCTTGCCAAGTGTAGCCTTGTTTCCATCTAAGTCCGTAACATACCATTTTTGACTCCAATAAAACCTCTCTACCTTAGCTCCATTCCAAAAGGAAGCGTTCTGGTCCACTTTTACAAGCGCACCAATAAAAACGCCGTTTGTGGTATCCGTCTTTTTTCTGCCATACGGCAAATACTCGCGAGATGAATGCTCGTTCCCCATTGATCACGACCCCCTATCAGTCCTCATAGTCTTCTTTTTGGGGACGCAGAATCGCGTCAATTACAGACTCGGCATCGTAGCCGTAAATCTTCTTCAGTTTGATCATGTTCTCGGCTTTGGCCTTGATAGAATAGTTTGTGTAAATGATTGCGACCACAGCATCCACACTCGCTATTACATACACAAGAGGCGAAAGATCAAGCGTTACAGCCATTAAGACCATGCCGTAGACGTTGACGGTAAGCCACATGATTATGCCTATGGCGGCAATAATCTTTGAAAACTCTGGGCGTGTTTTGATCGTTGGCGCTGGCTCAAGAATAGCATCCTGAATGTCCACATGAGCCTCGTCATGAGGGTCTTTTTGAACCTCTTGGATTTCTTCTTTTTCGTCAGGCATTTAGATCACCTCTATCGTATCCTCATCCACCCATCCAAAGACGTTTGTGCCCGTGTTCGCGACCCGGACGATGTGGTAAGGATGCTTTGCACCCCTCTTGATTATCGTAATCTTTGCCACACCCGGCTTTGCGTCACTGCCTTTGTCCTTGTCGGCATAGATGTAATGCTTGCCGCCTTTGAACTTGACCAGATCACCTTTTTCGAATTCCTTCTTGGAACTCTCGGAATGCTTCTTCAGAGCCTCTTCAAGAGCGGCCTGTGTATTGGGTCCCACAACGCCGTCCCATTCAGACTCATCGCCCGGAAACGCTTTCTTCTGGAACGCCACAACCGCATCGTAGGTCTCTTTGCCAAAGTCCCCGTCAGCGCCGTATTTTTCCAGTTTGAAGCCAAGCTTCATGAGGTTTTCCTGAAGCTCTTTCACACGCGCTCCCTTGGACCCTCTCTTTAGATTAGAGCTTGCGGGTGCGCTGGGTGTACTGGATGTGCCACCAGACGGCTCCTGCACTGTAGGTGAAGAGCTGGACCCCTCTGTGAAGCGAAATACCCCGGTCCACGGATAGTTCCAATAATTCTGGGTGCGAATCTCGTTCCCGGACTGATCGCCTGTCTGATCGTTACCCTCGCTCGACCGCGCATGGACAACTCTGCCGTTGCCAATGTAGATAGCCGCATGCGAAGAGTCATTCAGAAGGATATCGCCCCTGACCATGCCACCTCCGGTTGACAGGTTGCAGGAGCTTGTCACATCCCGGAAGCCGCTCCGCAACAGAGCGTTGCGCATGTTCCCGGTATAGGAAGCACCGTTGGACCTGAGCGGGATTCCGGCATTCTGGACAACTGTCGCGACAAGCGATGAGCAATCGTAATCGGGACCCCATCTGCTCGACTGACTGTACCCGTGCGAATTGTCGTTGGCAATATTTATAGCCTCTTGAGTGTATTGTTCTACTTTAGACATATTTGTACTACCCCCTGTCGGCTTGCTGTTGGAAGATGTTAGCTGTCCGCTCTGAGCTTTCGAAAGCCAAGTCTTTGCATACTCATACCTGCGCTTCAGGTTGTTTTCCTTCTCGGCAGGATTTTCCCAAGTGTACAACAGCTTCTTTGTAAGCGCATATAGGTCCGTGCTTGTTTGCATCATATTCCAAATGCTTCCAAAATCACTCTTCAGCTCCCACCAAATGAATGCTACCTGACCCTCTGTATCGCCTATCGAAAGTCCTCTTGCTCTCATCCAATTAAGGAACTGCCTCTTTCGCGTATAAAACGTGACTTGGAACAAGCCAAACCCGTATCCATCGTTCACAAAGTTGGTATAGGTGCCGTTATCGACACCCCTGACATACTCTTGGTCAGAGATACCCAGCTTTCTGTTCGCGGTATCTTCCAGATTGTACGGATTGAAGGCGCTTTCCTCTTGAAGCTGAGCAAGTAGGGCGCAGACAGCCTCCATTGTGCAACCTTGTTTTATTCCCTCAGAATAGACATACTCTGGTATACCCATATTACACCTCCGTTCTCAAAAGCTCAAATCTTCTAAATCCAAACCAAGCTGTTTTTTTATCCGCTCATTCTGCATCAGAATCTCATAGTTTTCTACAGCATGCGTAACCGTGTCTCCAACCGCAACAGCGGCTTTTGTGTCTACATCGCGCACAATCCAGTAAGACTTGCCGCTCTCGTGCTTTTTCTCAGCAACAAAGCCATTCACGTCTTGACTTGAAGCCCATCAATCTGTTGCATAATCAGATCAGCATCTCCATTCCCACCTAAGCCGTTGTGATAGCACTCGTGCATTTCGTGGAGACGTCTGCGATCATCGATTGTGATTTCGCCTTTACTAATATAATATCTTGCCGCTTCGAAAATTTTGTAAAGCATGTCAAGCTTCAGAGCCTCGTTCTGATTCAAAAGTGTTTTTTCTACTTCATCTTGATTTTTCTTCATTTCCTTTTCGAGCCTTTCCTGCTTTTCAGAGACTTCGGCAAGCTTTTTGCTGATATCATCAAGTTTGTCTTCCTTCATCTGCTTTCTATCCTCCACTGCGGCCCTGCGCTCATACTTCATTTCCCAGCGTTTTTGAATAACGTTTATAAGCGCAAGGCCACCTGCTCCAAAAATAAAAACCGCAATGTAATTAAAAACTTCTCCCATTTAGTTCATCTCCCAGCATTTTGTAAATTTTGATAATAGGGAAAAACCCCCGGTTTTATTACAATCCTGCCTTTTTTGACACAGAAGTCAGCTTTTTTATGTGCCTGAGCCACGTTTCAATTGTGACAGCTTCCATCTGCATACCTTCCATGACACTTCGGCTTCTAACTGCATTTGATATCTGCATTTTATCAGAAGACGGCACGGCGTTCCACAAATCTTCATGTTTTTTAAACCATCGCGAAAAGTGACGCTCGGTGCTGTCTCTGTATTCCTTGTTTTCCTGATTTATCCAATCTGGTTTATTCATTGTGTAGTATGCGTCAAAGATCATAAACACTGAGTAGAACATAGCTTTGTCTTGCATACCCCTACGCAGAAATTCGTCAATCAGGGCATCATTGGAATCCAACATGTTCCGATAAGTCTTGAGTATATACTTTGGGTCATGCCTGCACACACTTTCATCTCTCCATTTCCACAGATAGAACGGTGCAGGACAAAGCTTCACATTCTGGCTCAGATTTTGACACAGAATGTTGAAATAGCTATCCTCATGAATCGTTAATTTGTCATTAAAACGGATGTTCTTGTCAAGTAAATATCTGCGCCTGTGAACCTTGCCATGTACAAACGTAGAGTCCATTTCGTGATTGATGTACGTAATTTCCTTTGTTCCCGGAAGCCGTGTTTCTTCAACAAAGACCGAAGTAAGACTATCGAAATTTTCCTTATCTATCGCCTGAAATATAATCCAGATTCCACACGCATTATAGAACATATCATCTGCATCACAAAACATAACATAATCTGCTTCAGAGTGATCAAGACAGGCGTTCCTTGTTGCGGACACGCCCTTATGCTCTTCTTTGTAGTATTCTATTTCAAACGGATAAGACTCAAGAAACTTTTCTGACAAAAAGACACCAGAGCCATCATTGCAAATGATAGCTCCAACGTCTTCGAAATTGATGCTTTGTTGAATTGCAATGCTATCCAGTAAGGACTTTATAACTTCTTCGTTTTCTTTGTATTGCGGAATGAGAATATCCAGTTTCCTCTTCATTTTTTATTTCCCCTTTTATTTGTTTATGATGGTATTTGCGAATGTCCAAATATTTTGCTTGAATAAAAAGACCAATTCGATGCCATCTTATATGCGGAAACAAGACTATCCGGTACATATATTTGACTTAAAGTATAGCAATAGTCAAATGCATTACTGTCATCAAGAGTTGCAACACTGCTCCCGCTCAAATAAACAGATTCAAGCGAGTTGCAATCACAAAACGCCCCAGAACCTATACGAGTAGCTGATGGAAGATATGCGTGACTTAGCATATAACAAGAGTTAAACGCTTCACCGCTGACTAAACTTACATTTGGTGCATTTATACTCTTTAAGCAAAAGCAACTCATGAATGCTTGATATCCGATTTTTCCCGCGCCACTAATGTTCACTGTTTCCAAAGCGGCACATCCCCAAAAAATTCCCTCTACAAGATCGATTAGCTGTGGAATATTTGCATTGCGAAGATTGTACATATATTGAAACGGAGAATATCCTGTTGCTGTAAGGCTCGGAAAATCAATACTTTCAAGGGCCAGACACCCTCCTAAACAATAATTGTCAGCATAACTAACAAGAGGCGCATAAAAAGAAACAATGTTACGACATTGTTCAAACGCACTTTGACCTAATCTGGCCAAATTTGGCAGACTAACTGTTTTTAGAGCTGAGCATCTATAAAACTGAGCGGCGCTAAGCCTTGAAGAAATTGTAATATCAACAACATGTTCTACAGCGAGATTTCCTGAATACATAGACGTTGCATCAACAGTCAAGCCATCCGGAATCCCAGAGTATTCACCTACCCCGCATATTCTGCTTGCAAATGCACTCCATATGCTATCATCCCTATATGCACTAACAAGTCCATCCGGTACATATATACTCAGAAGCGGATTTGCAGAATCAAACATGTTATCTCCACCACTAACAACAGAACTTCCGCCTAAAAAAACAGCTTTCAAATTATAGCAATTTTTAAACGCACTATTTCCAATTCTCTCAACTTTAGGAAGAGAAATTGACGGCAAAACATAACAAAGTTGAAATGCCCCAGATGATATTATGCTAACTTCAGGAATGCTCAAAGTGCGCAAATTAATCGCTCCATAGAAGGCTGAACTGCAAACGAAACCAAGCTTTGGCAAGTCCACAGAACAAAGATATGAAGCAAATTGGAACAAAGAAGTAGGACAACAACTAAGTTCCGGAAGATAGATACTGCTTAATTTTGGATAATTACTTCCAAAATTGCCAAACATTATTGTTGTCAGCGAAGGAAAAGATACATAGCTGAGACAAAAATTATTATAAAAGGGGAAATTATTAAACCGCGTAACGTTTGGAAAATTCGCAGACTCTAACTTATAACACCGCGCGAACGCATATTGACCAAAAGATGTAACATTCGGACAAGATACTTGAGAAAGTGAATAGCATCCAGAAAACGCCCCATAACCTATTGAAGTTACTATCGAATTTGAAAGCGACATCAATTTTATACAGCCTTCAAATACGCTTTGTGGAAATTCGCTCAGCCTTTGTGCAATTCCAAACTCTTCTAAATTTTTGCAGTTTCGAAACGCACATGTCCTAACCGATGCTAAATTCGGCATTGAATAAGAACGCAGATTTGCACAATCAGCAAACGCACTACTCGATAATTCTACTACAGCAGGAAAAGATACATACGAAAGATTCCTGCAATTCGCAAATGCAGATTTCCCGACAAAAGTTATTTCACTATCTGAAGCATACGAAATAGTGCCATCTATCATCTCAAGAAATATGAGATGGTCTTCATTGTTAGGTGTGCTCATTTCTATCACCCCACTAAAGCGCTCAAGCCAACAATCCTACTGGCAAATGCGCTCCAATAGTTTGCTGATTGATACGCAGTAACAAGACTATCCGGTACATATATAGATAACATAGAATTTGTGCCATATAACATACTATATCCGCCAGAGACAACAGAACTTCCGCCAATTACCAATGTTTTAAGAGAACCACATAGCATAAACGCTTGTCCGCTTAATACCTGCAAATTCGGAAAATTCACAGACTCAAGCGCACTGCAATATCCAAAGCAACCGTACCCCACATAGCTCGCAGAGGGCAAGCTAACAGTTTCCAATTTGGAACAATTTTCAAACGCATATATCCCGATGTATTCAGCGCTTGGCATTGTTGCGGTAGTCAAACTCGTGCAACCTCTGAAAGCAGAGTCTCCAACACTAAGAACATCAGGAAAACTCACAGCCGTTAGTTTACTGCATTCTGCAAAAGCACAGCTCCTTATATTAGTTATTCCACTTTCTTCAACCGTCCCGGCGATTGTTCTTGTAATCAGTTTCCTTGTGATCAGTCCATTGTATCTGTATGTTGGATAACATGTTGTATCTCCTGTGATGTTTTGCGGGCTTGGGTTCCATCCGATAAATTCATACTCTTCTGGGTCGTCTACACCGGTTTTGCTCGGAATTGCTCCGGTGTATTGCACACTACTGCCATAAGGAATGTTGGTTGACGTTTGCAGTGTTGCGCCAGCATCATCTTTGAATACAACAGTATATTTTTGAACTTCTTTGGTGTATGCCGCATATACATTTCTGTTCCATGTTAAGTGCTTTGTCGCATTCGCATCAGCATCTCCGTTCGGCTCCAATGACCATCCAGAAAACGTATATATGTATTGCGCGGTAGAGCTTCTCGCCGGTGTACCAGAATAAGCCCCATCGCCCTCGTCTGCTACTGTTTCTGTGTAGAGAAGTTCCGTACCATCATAGTTGTAGTAATACAAGTAGCAAGAAATGTGATTATAGGTGATCGTAACATTTGGATACCGAGCATGCATTTGCTCAAGCCAATTTCCATTTACTGTATCAATACCTGTAATTGTCCCACTAACAACCGCATGCTCTAAGTTGTTTCCGTTTTCATCCAAACCGCGCATTGTGTCAAAGAGATCAAACAGGTCTTCTGCATCGCTCATGCTACTTGCAGTTGTTGTGAATCCAATTATCCTGATACGTGAATTCGCACTCATGTCTTCGACTATGTCCATGACAGGAATGACTGAAGCACTGTTCTCTACACGCAAAGTAGTAATACCTGAGTAATCATCATCTTCTATGGAAAATGTTGTAATGGACGGTTGGTTTCTTACTGTGAGGTTCGTTATTGTTTTTGGAAGCTTCAAAACCTTGAGTATTCCACCAACCGGAAGGTTGCAAGCCGTAATGGCTGTTCCATCAAAATAAACATATTCCACGTTTGTTGCCCCAGACAGGTCAACAGCCTGTGCCAGCGCCGAACAATTCCTTGCGTCAACAGTTTGGAGAAGACTGTTATTTCCGACATACAACTCTGTCAGGTTTTGGTTTTCGTAGTTCTGATCATCGTCCCCAACCTTGATGCTTGTGAGCTTTGTTCCGTTGGAGAAATCAGCAAACCCAACGAGAAAGCCGCTCAGATCACCAACAGACTTAAGCTGTGAAGCTGAGTAGATGTAAATCTCAGTATCATTCAAATCGCTAAGAGGGCAAAGCAATGTAGTTGAAACATTTCTCTGCCCTCTTGTTGCAACTAAGTATGAGCCATACTTTACAGTTGGATAAATGTCAGCATACGGAATTACAGAAACGTCATCCTTAGCATAACCGCGTAGCTGAATAACATCTGTAAGAGCATCCCCGGCATTATACTTTGAATCTATGTATCTGAAGCGGTTATATAACCACCACTTTCTTTGCTCCGCCTTGCTTCCTTGTGCCATAGCAAGATAGGAAGCTGTGTTATCTTCTGTCAACGGGTCAATGTATTTAAACCAAGCATCTTCGTTGAAAATTACCTCGGGCCACTTGCTCTGATGCTCTTCAAACATCTGTTCAACTATCTCATACGATATCTTCCCCTGAGAGCGCAACTCTTTCCACATCGCTTTAATCTCTTCAAAGTATGTGGCCCTAAGGTTTTTCCAGAGAACACTTTGCTGGCCATTAAAAACATCGGCTCCGCCTGTAATCGTATCAATGTCTTCCAGATTGTATGAAAAGACAAGAGAACCTTCATTATTGATTCCTATAGCCGTATCAAAGTCATAAGGAAGCCAAACAACTTTTTTATTCACGGGCAATCAGCCTCCTATCTTGATAAATTGCGCCTGTTCTCATTCTGTTAATGAGGTTCCCATAAAGCTCGGAAAAGCGTTTTTTGCTCTGCTGTCCACCATAAGGAAAACCTCTGTAAATAAATAGTAGAACAGCGTACTTTGAACCTCTACATAATTTCCCAGCTCAGCCTTGAATTTTGCCAGCCTGTATGCCGCAGTATCCGCCGTGTATGTTGTTCCATCATAAGTCACCGGTTCAGGCAGACTATCGCCTGTCGCCGCTGTTGTATCCGTTGTAACAAGCCAATCAGCAAAGTCCTTCAATTGCGCAGGATTTTCATAAGCCGGTTCCGTATCAGGATATCTCGCCTCAAAGTCATTGAGCCAATCATTTCCTGTATAGTCCGCGCTCTTCCACAGAACGCGGTTGCTTGTGTTGTTCTTGATCTCCCAAGACTCATCGTCCTGAGCAAACCCAAACACTTCGGCAGTTCCCTTGTCATTATTAAAGTTGTACTTACCAAGAAATTTTATGCTTGTTCCATCGTCCCAGAACATGACTATCGGAAATCCGTCAATGCCTTGCCGAACATTGCTGTTTTCAACTTGCCCCGGGGTTTTATATGGGCAAATATCATTGTACAACCTTGCCAGTTCAACATTGTTTGCCCCTTCACTTGAGGCTACATCAGCCTTGAAGGTGAATGTCTTCACGGCAATAGAATTCGGCCGCATTTTATACTTTGATGTTGTTTCGCCAGAAGAAGTCATCCTGAAGCCGCCGTTGTACTTGATTTTATAATTTTTCCTTGCATAGTACTGAGAAGAAGTGCCTTGCACATCCGCTTGTGCATCTACAAAAGAAAAGCTATTAGCGGCATTCTGAGGGTCAACATAATAGCCTGTTATTGTTTTCTTGTCGCCCTTGAATTGAGGAAGTTCTGCGCATTGAAGTACCATATACGGCAAATCATCAGGGAGTTTTTCAATGACCACCTGACCATACTCATCATACACATTGTTGTGCTCATACCGCTGAAGCTTGTCCGTGATATTCTGAGTATCAGCTATCCAGTTTTTCACAATTTGTTGTCTCGTAAGATCATTGTCATATACTCTAATACAGTAAATGTCCGTTGTGCATGAATTATTGCCAATTGTGATGTTTACCGGATTTTGCTGAGAAAAGTCATCATCATCCGGATACTGGACAACACCCGACATGATACCATTGATATAGATCATCAGAAGCCTGTTCTCATTTCTCTTTTCAGCAACAAAGGTAATGCGCACATGCTCATCTTCTTTGTACTGAGTGAAGATTTCAGACTGTTCTGAATTGAGAGTGGCTTTCTGAGCGGTCAGTGTAAACCCTCTCCCACCGCTTGTGCAAGAGATGACTGTGGCATCATAATTCAAAATGTTTCTCGTTGCAAACTCAAGCTCAATAGTTTTTCCAGATGTTCTGAAGTCAGTTTCAAAAGGCTTGTACGGAATTGTTACCCGTGCATCACCGCTTACTCTGAGCATCGTTACGCCCCTTGAGTCATTCAGCCATCCATCAGAAACAAAGTTGAAGCCTGTCATTGTGCAGGAAATTTCATTGTCTGCATCTATCCACGTTCCCGGATTGCTTTCACTATTTGACCTTCCTAAAGCATTTAAATACAGCGAAAGATTGTTTGTTTCCGCCTCTGCATCAATTTCAGTTTCGGTAACTTCAAGATCAAACTCTCGTACAACACTGCCTGTCACAATGCTAAGTGTCACATCACCAACTTCATCCAGTCTGACGCTCCACTCTTGCACGGTTCTGTCGACAGTCAGCTCAGAAACCTTTGTGTTGCCAATATACAAGGAAACATTCGATGTAAGAATATCCGGCGTATAGATTCTGTACGGAATAACAAATGTTTCATACTGAGAAACAACCGTTTCTCTGAATTCACTGGAAATGATAGGAACATCAGAAGAACTGTTTACAACAACAAGGTCATAATGCAGAGATGAAGAGCTTACGCTCTCACCATCAATAACAGCAGTAAAGTAAACCTCTAAACTATGCGCTCCATGAGCAAGCCCGGTTATCATATAGCTTTGCTGTACGCCCGATGGCAAGACGCTGGACGTTCCAATCTGCACCCCATCCACAATGAAATACACAGTCTTTTGGACAGCGCCAAACGGCGTATAAGTAAACTCTATTGAAGAACCGGTTTCAAAGTTTTGAGTGTCATCAAAGTTGCTTGTAATTCTAAGCTCAATCTCTTTGATTTTGAATCGAAAGTGCTTTGTGTTCCCATAAACATCTTCAATTGCAAGAGTAACTGAATTCTGACCTGTTATTAAGTATTCTCCAACATTCACACTAACAGGACCTTGAGCAACATCTGCTATCCTCTTCACAGAATTGTTTACACTTACTGTCAGAATCCCGTCCCCCGTAGGAACCTGCTCTTCAAGCGAAGACCAAGTAAACGAAAGAACGCAGGGGCTACCTGTGGCAAGCGTTTTTGACGCCCAGCCAGTTGTGTTTGTGCCAGATATGATGGCGTTGTTTCCACCACCGCCACCACCGCCACCGCCACCGGTAATAGCTATTCCGTCACTTATTCTCTCTCCATCAGAATTGACCAAGTAAAGGAGATTGGTCTCAGAATCAAACTCTAAATTTGTTCCGTATCCAAGAAGATTTGTATCTACTTCCTCTTTGTTTTCTTCAACAACATTGGCAAGATATCCAACAGAATTGTTTACATTACGGATATCGCTTTCGTGCTTATCTTCCAAATCCTCAATATCTTCATGAAGTTCGAGAGTGTAGTCCTCTAAGTCGATTATAGCATCCTGTATATCGTTAAGGTTTTGCGCATTTATTATAGTTTCGCCATTAACATAAGTTCTCTTTTGCAATTCCACTTAAACCACCTCCGATCTTGAGAAAAGTCAAAGAATACACGCCCATTCTTTATTGTTTGACCATCCACATAAGAGCATACATTTGATCAGAAGTCAGATTTCCACCATAAAAGGTCTCTTCATCTACAGTCATCGGCTCAAAATCTATCTCAATCTCAGAGTATTGTTCAAGCTCTTCGTTAAGCCGCGCAAGATTGTCTTTTGTAAGAGTAAATTCCCCATACCCATCATCTTTTCCGTACTTCTCCAAAAGCCCATCTCTTATGTTGTTGTATTCAACAAGTTCCTCTGAAAGCTTTCTGGCATTTTTTGCAATAGCAAAACCAAGCTTTCCTGTTTCCTTCGTGTTTTTAAGAACTAATATAGAAACTAATGCATCTCTGTTTTTGAGTTTCATCCCTCGTTCTCCATTTCTTTTAAAGCGAATCTATGAAAGACTGAGCAACTTGTACAATAGCTTCAGCCTTTGAAACGTTGTCATGATCTACGAGAACTTTTGTGATTCTGTTGTTGTCAGATATTATTTCGCCCGTTGTATCATCCACCTCTGAATAAGTAACGGACATTCTCATACCAACTGCATCGCGAAAAACAGTTGCGCTTGTGGCATTCTTCATTTTTTACCTCCATTTTAATTCTCATAAAAATTTTTTATATAATCAGCCGCTCTACTATCATACTGCCCATGCAGTGCAGACCTCACATCAGCAAAACTCTTATCATATATCTCGAGTCTCACCTGATCATATTCACGTTGCTTCGCTTTGATTTCCCAACTAAAAGACATACCGGGTGTTCCTCTAACAACAAAATATGCCTTTTTACGCTCTTCAACATAGCAATCACCTGCTCCAAGCTTTTGCAGAAACACATAATAAGCGGCTTTTCCACTTATTGTCTCAGCAAAAACACTATCAATAAAAACATAACACAGGCCATCCGCATCAATGATTCCATCTCCGACATCTCCAAACATGGGAGTTGGCGTCTCATAGGAAGTGAGCTTTCTCTCTCCAAAACTTTTCGTTTTAACAACCCTGTTTTTTTGATATCCGGAAATGACGTTGAAATCGCCGGTAACATTGACCTCTCCGTCAAGCTGAATCATCGCGTTATAAAACGCAACAGAGCCAAAACTGGCAGAACTTGAATTTCTTCCGGAAATACGCGGACAAGTCGACTCAGAAACAATCTCTATCGTAGAAGTATCACTTGTTTCGCTAAGTCCATTCTCGCCCCTTAATTTGATTTTGTGGATACCATCAATTCCTGCTTGCTTTATTGTGTAAAGAAGATTGCTGTTTTTATAAGCCTTTATATATTGATATCCTCCCGGCCAAGTGGTCGTATCCAATGTTACCATCCCTATTGCAAGTCCAGCATATAACCATCCGCGTTCAATATACGACCCACTACCGCTGAGCTTTACAACATCTTCTCGGAAATAATTCCTCTCAGTTTCTCCCTCGTTTATATACCATGACCATCTTTGAATCTTGAATGCAGTACTAAGCGTCCCTGATTTATTACCACAGCACACAATCCCGGTTTTGCCTATGCTTATTATCTCATCTGTATCAGTAGAATCCATTACAGAAAGATTTCCACGGAGTAAATCGTTTCCGCCAAGCCTTATATTCGCCCTGTTTATTACAATACCTGCATTGTCAGCGCTTACAACAGACGTTCCACTTGAATCAAGTATATTAAGAGAGCCATTGCCATTATTTAAACCACCAAGAGTTATTGTACCGCCCTTTATTCGGTTTCCATATATTTCGGTTGTTCCTTGCGAACCAACATCAGAAACGGTAAGATATCCTTGTAAATCAATCTTCGATGCCTGTATCTTAACGGTCTCATTTGTCATATTAATCTGAGAAATGATTCCATTTTTTGATACCTTCATCGAAACGGTGTCGGCTGTCTGACGAATCGTGCTATAAACTTCAGAAAAACTGTATTCTACAGTCATATTCGGTGTGTGAAAACTACTTTGGGAACTGGTGGCAATGCTCGGCTTCACAACCCACTCATTGTATCCTTCTTCAAAAACACCAGAAAAGTAGAATGCAGTTATTTCACCAGAAACAGTGCATGAGACATTGTAATAGTGAACAGTGCTTCCAGTTGCGGGGGCCGAATGTGTCATCAAAACTGAGCTGAAAGAGTTTCCAACTTTATAATAAAGGGTAATAGAATCAGGCGGAGCCTTCCCTGTTCCTGCATCTATCCAAAGTTGAAAGTAATAAGTCCCAGAAGGAAGATCGGTCTCCACTGTCTGACTATACCTATTGCACCCAAACGCAAACACTTCGCTGTTAGCACTTGCGTTTTTTATAACCATGTATGTACCATCTTTAAGGTCTTCACACCCAAAAACAGAGGTCGAATTCTGATCACTCAAAGGATGAGGACAAATATTTGGAGAGTTCGTTATTTTTTCTTTTGTTACTCCATCTATTCCGCCCATAACTGTTGAAGATATTTCTGATTCAGTCTGGATTATTCTGCTATACACATTATCAAAGCTCATCATCTTCGCGCCAACAGGCGGTTCCCATTCCATGCTTGCGCCAGAATTCTTTATAATGAACCTTGTAACCTCTGTGAATCCAGCTTCCGGAGTGCTTGAGTTTGTCGCTTGCTTTCTAAAAACAACCGCTATAGAAGCATTTATAGCCACTGTTCCCGTATAAATGTATTTATCCCCATCTGTCGTTTTACTAAGCACCGTCCAGCCTGTTTCCGAAGAAGAGCTGTACCTAAATTTCACAGAAATACTGTCAGCATGAGTTGCTCCACTTTTGTTCTCTATAACTTTGATAGAATATGTTCCGGCAGGAAGCGACAGACTCCCTTCCAAATACCACGCTCCATTATTGTCAGTCTTTTCAATAGTATAAGAGCCGTCATCATTGCTTTTCACAGAATAACCCGTTGTGCTCGATATCGACTGAAGAGGAAAAGGAACAAGGTTTGATGAATGCTCTACATTCCCGCCCTCATATATTTTTTTAACTTCAGAGGTTATTTTATCACCAGTTTGTTTGATGTTAGACTCCATGTGTTCGAGCCGCTCAGAAGTATATGCACCAACAGGCGGAGTCCATGTTTCCAACTCACTGCCGATAAGAATTTGAGGATATATTGTGACATCTACAGTTTGGCTTGAACTTAGTCTGAAATAAAAATACACATTACCCGTTGTCGTTAAAAACTCCGGCGTAACTGATTTGTACCGATACTTTCTGTCCCCATCATTCTGGGTGTCAGAGAGATAATAGTCGTTTGAAGAGGACTCACTGCTGTCAAAAATTTTCACATAAAACGGAGACGCATAGCCGCTCGGGATAGTTGGAGAAAAGTCAATCGGCATTTCGGCCGCAAAGATATGGCTTCCATCCGCCCTTAAGATTTCTGTAGGAACATCTGTAAGCTTTTTATTGATCGCCGCAGTGCTCGTACCGGCTATCGTAATTGAGCCATCCCCATTATATGTATATGTGATTCCGTCTTCTTCAACAACAGTTGTGTCGCCCGTTAAAAACGGATACTCAATCTCATTGTCAGACTCTTCCTGAATTCCTAAGCGAGTAGCCTTTGCCATCAGCGTTATGCTGTTTTCGTTTTGTATTATGCTTGTCTCAGCACTTACAAGTCTTTCATCAAGAGCCTGCGTTTTCTTGAGCGTTCTTTTGTAGTAACGCTTTGTTTCGCTTTCATATGTGTACTCATGATCTACTTCGGCATCAAACGGAGCGGACATTTCTGCGGCTGGATGCTTGGTTATATCCCAAGTTATCGTCATGAGCTGATAGTATTGACCGTTCAATATCAGAAGGTCTCCAAGCTCAGCCGCAGGGTCTAAGTAAGCAATACTTGAGGAAAACGGCCTGTATGAGTAATCTTCAATCCTGTCAAGAGCTATTTCTGCTACACCTGTAGTTGTAGAAAACTCGCACTCTCCCTGAATAACATAACCACTGCTATCACCTGCGGCAATTGTTGTCCCATCCATGTTTGTAAGTTCAACGCCGCTTATTCCCTCTAAAGCAGGACCAAACGCAATGTCCCTAATCTCGGTCCAAAGGCCGGTTACACCAGAGCCAACTTCTTCACCGCTGTTTTCACTTCCTTGCGTACCAACAACAGCAATTCCTGCAATCGCAATACCAGCTACAGCTCCGCTCAGGTTATCCGGCAAATTAGCAAAGGGTACAAGCCTTATCTTTCCCTCGGGAGTAACTTGCCAGTTTGAACCGTGTGCCGAGGCTATTGAATACAGCACTTGCCTTGCCGTTGTTGTTTCATCTAATCCAATAAACCTAACAGTGTTATCAGCAACAGTTCTGCTATCTACTTCGAAAATGTTTGCCGCTTCACACATGTCTAACCATTGTTTCGATGTAACCGGCCATGTTCCATCGGGCCAAGGGGTGGACCCACTGATTTTGTCCACCCAGCTTGTCTCAAGCATCAAAGCTCCATCAAACGCAACAATTGTCAAATCGCCATATCCGTCTTCGCTTCTCTCGTCTGTATAGTATTCCCCAAAAGAGAGCCATTCAGATTTAGTTTCACCATCCGCACTGCTTATTCTGAGGAACACCTCAAAGGAAGCCATTCTCGGCCAGTTTTCGCTTGATTCCATAAGCGTAAGCTCACAGCGCTTACTGCAAAGTCTGCCTATCTGCGGCCCGGAATTATCAAACAATGCTTCCGTGATATAGAGGCTCTTCAATACACCCATACCATAAGTCGTGTTTTCTCTGACGACCTTTACATCATAGTATGAATCTTCCTGATTTCTCAAATCCCTATAAGTTTGAGAAACTGTGCGCACTATCTATCACCTCTCTATCAGGTTAAACGATGTATCATCATACATTATTTTCCCATCAGTATTTATGATTCCTACCATTCCCATTCTTGTAGAGCAATACATACTTACACTAACGCGCCCATGTCCGGGAAACATATCTGTACTTACGGTAACATATTGATTCCGTAAAATCGGCAAGATAACATTAAGCCTTGCGGCACTCAGCCTCTTTAATTTTATTTCAGCCTTCAGCTTCTCGGCCACTTTCTTTCGTTGCATAACACCATCCAGCGTTCTTCCAGACTTCGGCGCATCCAGATCATTCTCAGACCATTTGCAACCGTTGAAGTCTATATCCGCTGTTATGTCTTCACCGTTTATTACGAAATAAGGTAAACTCATTTCTTATACCCCCAGTTCTCTGCCCATCTGCTTTTCTACTTTCTGACACTCGCGTACAAAAGCGCGGACACTTCCAAACTGAGCAACCCACTGCATGTTTTCAAGCGAATATTTCAGGTCGCCTATAACAGAGCTTAGCTCTGACACGCAGTCAGAAATGTTTTGTTCTGTTTGCTTTACATCACTTATAGTGTTTGCCGCAATCTGATACGGAGTGAAACCCCCACCAGCAACATCAGGCATTTTCCAGTTGCTCGCATTTTGAAGCTGAGCTATTGCCTTCATTCCAGATTCTAATCCACCCGTTCCAGCATCTTCCAATCTTTCTGTTATTCCATCAGCGACCTCACCAACAGCATCGAGAACTACGCCACTACTCTTCAAAATCGATTCTGCATATAGTTTCATCATATCAGGGCCATATGTATGGAAGTCAGAAAGCGGACCTTCATCAGGCTCAGAGAATCCGATAAAGTCTTTAATCCTTTGAGCTATTATTTTGAGATTGCCTACCAGTGTACCAGCATTATATTCACCAACAATACCATTGTTAAACGACTTGATAACATCTTTGCCCCAGCCTTTTACAGTTTCCCACGCCGGAACAAGGTTGGTTTGTATAGCGCCTCTTATGGTAGCGAGATTTGTCCTGATATTCCCGTTATTCCACCAGTCAACTATGCCATTGTTAAGACTTACAATTATACTGCGTCCAGTGCTGGCAAGCGTTTCCAGCGATGGTGTAAGATTGTTTTTTATACTATCTCTTATGGTAGCGAGATTTGTCCTGATACTCCCGTTATTCCACCAGTCAACTATGCCATTATTGATGTTCGCCAGTAAGCTCTTTCCTCGGTCATAGCATCCTTCAACAGCAGGAAGAAGATTTCCTTTAATTCCATCTCTTATATTAATAAGATTCTGCTTGAGTTTGCCTTCGTTCCACCATTCAACTATCCCGTTGTTTACATTGATCATTACCTCTTTAGCCTTCGCATACATCGATGTCGCTTTTGGCAAAACATTTTCTGTAATAGTTTCTTTGATGGAATCAATGTTTTGCTTTAGCTTTCCCGTGTTCCACCAATCCACTATGCCATTGTTAATGTTCTTAATAAACGAATCTCCCAAGTCATGAGCCTTTGACACAACACCTTCAAATCCGCTTTTTAACTCCCTAAACTTGTCTGCTATTCCATCTCCTAATTCTTGCAACCTTCTTACAGTTGTGCTTTTCATGTCAGATATTTTTTGCGTAACATTTGAGCGCAAAGTTTCTGCATATCCAGAAACATCATCTTTTATCTCAGCCCACTTGCTCGTAACTTTGGTTCTTATTGTCTCTACTTTTTCAATAACATCTTCTTTCAGCAGTTTAAACTTGTCCACTACATTGTTCTTCATCTCATTAGCCTTTGACATTATGGATTCTGACACATTGCTAACTTTTTCTTTTATTGAATCCCATGCGCCCTTCATCTTTTCATAACAAGTTTCCGCCGTTACCGAAACTTTTTCTTTTATATCATCCCATTTTTCTTTGATGGTGTTCCTGATCTCTGTTGTCTTTTCCTTGAGTGCATTTACCAGATCATTATACTTTTGTTTAGCCTCTTGAAATTTTTCAGCCGCCTTGCCAATACTCTCTTTAAATGCATCCCACTTTTCAACTACTTTTTCCTTGAGTTCTATGAATTTGTCTTTAATCTCATCTGCGCCATTTTTTAATTTTGTAAATGTTTTTGTCGCAATCTCATTTGCAACATCCGTAACTTTCTCTTTAAAGTCCGTCCAAGACTTTTTCATATTTTCCACATCATCATTTATGTCTTTTTTAAGTTTGGCTACAATATCGGTTATTTTTTTCTTTATGTTTTCAAATGAAGATGTGAGGCTTTCCTCAAGTCCATTAAGATGTAGCTTTTCCTTGAATGAATCCCAGCTTTTTGAAGCATCTTCCTTAAGTTTGTCAATTATACTTACAACTTTTGTTTTGATGCCTTCAAATCCATCAGCAAGAGTTTGCTTTAAATTCCCAACCGAGAGTTTCGCTTTTAATTCATCCCACTTTTTCCCAGCCTTCTCTTTAAGATCACCAAACTTGTCCTTCAGCTTGCCTATCCAATCTCTAAGGTCAGAAAAAGCTGTAATAATCCCAGCTATCGCTATTCCAATCACAAGCTTGATTCCTTCCCAAATTTTCCCTAACTCTTCATGCTCTTTAAAGCGTTCTTTCAGGTCCTTAACTTTTGCCTTGAATTTTTCAAACTTGTCAACTATCCCATCAACAGCCCCAACAACAGCCTTTTTAACCTTTGTCCAAGTCTTGTTTACCTTTTCCCTGAATTCATCATTTGTTTCATAAAGGTTTATAAACCAAAGTATAAGCAGAGCAATTGCGGAAACAACAAGACCAGCAGGTCCGAGTAAGCCGAATATAGCAGAA